GAAAAACGAGTATTTTTAGTCATCCTGTTTACCTCTTTCTCAGGAAGTTTAGTCTCCAGGATTCCCGGGGCGGTTCACCGGCTCAGTGCCGTAAAGCTGCGCCAAAAGTTCGGTGGTAATAACAGGAATCTGGTTATGGGTGATCGGGGAGAGAGTTTCAACAGAAATTTGAGTTGTCATAATGACGCCCTCTGGTGGTTTCTTAATAACTCACCACCGACGACGCCAATCGTCTGGTGGTGAACTGTGCAGGGTTGGCGTAACCGGGAAACCGACCGGCGCGGATCTCTCCGCCCCCACACAGCCCACCATAATTCAGATGTGCGCGTGCATACGACAATAAAAAACACGCTCGCGGCGTGTATCTGTCGCGGTCTCTATCCAGGACGCCAATCCCGACGCCAGATTTTGCTGGCGCGTGAGGAATATAGCCCCGAATAAATCATCGCGTCAATCACCTTGTTTTCCTCGCACGATGTCTTAGCCACCGGATATCCCACAGATGAGCCGTGTAGTTGAAGGTTTTTACGTCAGATTTTTTTGGGATTAGCTTGCGTTTATTTCTGGAGCGTTTCGTTGGAAGGTATTTGCAGTTTTCGCAGATGATGTCGGTGATGCTTCTTTGCTGTCGCCTCATGCCGCCCTCCTGACGCCCTGCCCGATCGCCATCAATGCCGCTTTGGATACAGTAGTAAACATTCGTCGAGGACTGATGAACGGTCGCCAAATCAGCAGCATGGAGCCTTTGCTGTTTCCCTTCTTCTCCAGCCCTGTCGATGGTTCGATAAAATTAATCCGTCCATCAGTGATGATGCGAACTTCGTCGACACTCTCCAGAGCCTTGCTGAACCATCCGACTGACATATCCTCTGGCACAAGCATCACTACCGTCTGTCGCTGTTGTATGCACTGCTCAGCGGCTTTTTCCACCCACGGCCTGATATTGCTGTACGGTGGGTTATTCCAGATTGCACCGTGGCTTACCCACTCAGAATTGAGCGCGTCGTCGGCCTCAGTTAGCCAGTGAGCACACAGAGCATTTTTGTCGCTCGCTGCCGAATCCAGCCAGAATCCAAACTCAATATCCAGTGCATCAAAAAGCCAAAGCGGCGTTTGCCAGCAGTCCTTGTCGTGTGCTGGCGTATTTGATTTGATAGTCATGCAGCCCTACCTTTTCGTTGTGACCATTCATATTCTCGCCGGGAGTCATCACTCCACCGCACGTTGCGCTCTGAGCCGAACCAGAACATGATTTCGATAAGCTCAGTCATGCTGGCCTTCCGCATTTTGCTGGTACGCACGCCAAGCATGACAACGCCACCGTCGATACCAGGCACACTTCGTTGCTCCAGTTTTTTGGTCTTAAGCCACAGGGCAGTGAACAGGTCTTTCCAGTCTTCCGGCGCCAGCCGTTGACCATGCCATAGCACCTGACGCGAAACATCGTTCAGCATCGGCCACATACGGTCATTCTGCGCTTTGCTGCGCTTGGGTTCTTTAACGTGGACTTCGTGGGGTGACTTGTCGTCGATGGGTAGTGAGAGAATGGCGTCTATGGCGTTATTTCTGATTGCTTCGTTGCGAAGCAGAAAGGTTTGCTTCATCTCCTGCTCTCCGGTTCCATTTTTCAGCCGCCGCAGCAACTGATGGTGCCCATGCCCCCCTGGCTTCACAGAGGTCACATTCTGCATAGCCCCACACATCAATATTTATTCCGGCCTCAACCCACAGACGAGCATTACCGCCGCAAAACGGACATTCTTTTAGCTTTGGCTGGGTTAATGATAGGTCGCTCATGCTCACTCCTTCACTTTAAATCCAGACTCCGGATAATTCTGTTGCGCTGAAACTCATTGTTGAGTTTGAACAACCGTCGAAGAACACGGTCACGCGGATAGCGTCGTGCGGCAGGTGAATGCTCATACAACTCATCAAGCGGCAAACTGGACGATGAACGATACCGATACCAACGCACCAACTCTTCACGAAAATTAGCCCTGACAAGCTCAGCTATCGTACTCATTTCTTAAAACCTCCTCAAACGCATTCTGACGCATTTTTCATTCTCGCTGCTTATTGGCATGCCTTGCACGCGTTTACCTCGCTACAGAGCGATTGTGATGCCTTAAAAGCGATTTATTGAAGTGATATTTGCTTAATCGAAATTCTTTTCTTTGATTCCTGCGGCCCTGATGGCTTTCATTACTGCAATTACCGTTTTGTCACGCCCATCCTCATAACCCATCGCATAAGCACCTTCTTCACCATCTTTCCAAAAGTCGTCATTCGATTCGGGCCAGTCGATATCCAGTTCAATAGCAGAGCGCGATGCCTGCCATATCACCCAGGCAAACTCTTTTAATTCATCGTCTCCCGTGAACTGGCTTTTGTCTTTTGACCACCAGTTTTCAAACTGTCGGTAGCTATCGTTCACTTCCCTCTCCCCCAAATAAAAAGGCCTGCGATTACCAGCAGGCCTGTTATTAGCTCAGTGATGTAGATGGTCATCTTTTAACTCCATATACCGCCAATACCCGTTTCATCGCTGCACTCTGGCGACACTCCTTAAAAATCAGGTTCGTGCTCATCTTTCCTTCCCGTTCTTCCCTGGTAGCAAACCGGTAATACACCGTTCGCCAGACCTTACCTTCGATAACCAGAAGACCTGCCCGTGCCATTTTAGCCGCAGCCTGATTTATGCTGGTTACGGTTGCGCCTGTTACCGCGGAAACGTCCTGTGCACAGAAGTTCTTATGCGTCCCGAGGTAATGAATAATTGCCTCTTTGCCCGTCATACACTTGCTCCTTTCAGTCCGAACTTAGCTTTAATTTCTGCGATCTTCGCCAGAGCCTGTGCTCGATTTAGAGGTCTGCCGCCCATGACAGGAAGTTGTTTTACTGGTTCAGGTATCGTCTCACCACGGTTAATTCGTGCTGTCATACAGGTCAGTTCATCGGCAGCCTTGCGCCGTAATTCCGCGTCAGTCAGCGCATTGGCCCGCATGTTCTGGTACAGGTTGGTAACCAGCCAGTAGTGCGCGTTCGATTTCCACGGATAAGACTCTGCATCCGGATACAGGCCTCGCTTCCGGCAATACTCGTAAACCATATCAACCAGCTCGCTGACGTTTGGCAGTCCGGCGATAACGGATGCTTCTTCCCGGCACCATGCAACAAACTGCCCGGGTGATGGAAGAAATGGTCGATTCTGCCGACGGGCTACGCGCATTCCTGCGTTAACCTGTTCCATCGAGGTGATCCCGTTTTCCCGGAAAGCCAGAACCCACTGGCGGCGGATTTCATTCAGTTCGTTCTGGTCCCGGTTAGCCAGACTCGCCGGGAAAGTTGCCAGTAACTGGCTGAACACACCGTTGATGATCTGCGCTACCTGTTGTACCTGCGGCTTTTCGTCGTACTGTTCCGGCATGTTGTTGGCGATTCGACGCATCTGCTCACGGTCAAAGTTAACCATCTGTGCGGCGATGTTTTTCATAAATCCACCCCGTAAATCCAGTCAGTGTTTGTCAGGTCGAGTTTTGGTTTGCTGGCTGTCACGCCTGCCTGTTGCTTGTTACGGTTGATTTCGAGCTGGGTCCACTTGTCGCGGAGTTTGGCCGGACTCAGCACGTTACCGGACCAGAAGTTGTCCTGGCAGGCCCAGCGGAAAAGCACACACATATCGCGGTGGTTACGTCCGTCACGTTCACGCATCAGGCGGATATCGTTAGCCCACCCAGCAAAATTCGGTTTTCTGGCTGATGGCGCGATAGTCTTCACCATGTCAAACATCCACTCTGCGGCGGTCAGGTCTTCTGCTGTTCCCCACTTGCTGCCGCTCTGAATTGCAGCATCCGGTTTAACCACAGAAAGATCGTTTTCTGGCTGGTCAGAGGATTCGCCAGAATTCTCGGACGAATAATCTTTTCTTTTTTCTTTTGTAATAGTGTCTTTTGTGTCCCCCTGTTTTGAGGGATAGCAATCCCCTAATTTGAGGGATGTTTTATCCCTCGTTTTAGGGGATTTTCCCTCGTTTTGAGGGATGTCCCTCATTTTAGGGGAACCTCCCTCGTTTTGAGGGATGCACCATTCTGAGATGTTTTTATTTGGTCCAAACATGCCGCCTTGCTGCTTGATAATATTCATTCTGACGAGTTCTAACTTGGCTTCATTGCACCGTTTGACAGGTAACTTTGTAATCTCGCTAAGTTGAGAATCGGTGATTCTGTCCATTGGTTTATTCCACCCATAGGTTTTACGCAGAATGGCAAGCAGCACTTTAAACTGTCGCTTGGTCAGATCTGCGCCTGAATAAGCCTCAATCAGCATATTTGATAGTCTGGCGTAACCATCATCGAGATCTGCCACATTACGCTCCTGTTCGGCAAAGTTACCTCTGCCGAAGTTGAGTATTTTTGCTGTATTTGTCATAATGACTCCTGTGGATTGATCCAGTAATTCCCTCAGAATTGCATATCAATTTGCTTAGAGTCCCCGGCGGCCACCGGGGATTTTTTCTTTGTGATTTCATCAAGCGCATACTTAAAAGCCCTGCTAATCGGACTGATGTCTGATGCCATTCCGAAAGCACACAAGACCGAAGCAATAAATCTCCAGTCCGTTCTGCTTATCTTCGATTCATGACAGCCAATCATCTTTGCCAGACCGCGCTGGGTAAGCGTTGACAGGTTGATGAGTAAATCAGTTTCAGCGCGATCAATTTCTCGCTGTGATAGTTTGCTGTAACTTGTTTGTGACATTTGTTAATTTTCCTATATTGATATGGGGTTAAGCGGCAATCCCCAATGGGTTTGCCACTGATGTTTGCTCACCCTGTTAGAGGTGAACGACCAGCAATGTTAAAGAGCGGTGTTACTTATTCAGCCTGGTTCGGATGAGGAAACAGGTGCGGTAAGTCCGGGCGAATTTCGTAAGCCTTAACCTGACCATTGGTGGCATTAACGATAGCGAAAACTTTTTCAGGAGAAACTTTTCCGCCTCGCAACCATTTATGAACAGCGGGCTGTGATACGCCGCAATCAGCTGCAAGTCGTTTTTGACTGCCAACAATATTCAAGGCTCGCTGAATCACTAAATTCATGAGCATACCTCTACAGCAAATAAAGCATAACCAAAAATAACATGAGTTATACACCAGAGCAATAACAATTGTTGTTTTACTTTTGATAACCGTGGTTATAGATTACAGGTATGAAAACATTCGCAGAAAGACTAAATGCCGCCATGAGTTCAGCCGGGTTGTCACAAGCACAACTTGCAGACATGGTGGGGGTATCACAACCAGCCATACAAAAGATGTCATCTGGTAAAACAACCGGATCACGTAAAATGGTCGAATTAGCCAACGCGTTAAGAGTTCGCCCTGAATGGCTAAGCTCTGGTATAGGGTCAATGAGACCACAGAGCGCAGAAGAGCCATCTAATGCTCGGGAATCATCTTTAAAAGCTATCGCCTGGGATGATCATCAAAATGATAATGACGAATTTGTTGCGCTCCCCCTTCTAAATATTTCACTTTCAGCTGGCGGAGGAAGTTGTGCATTGGAGGAGTCCGCAGAATTCTCTCTAGTTTTTAGGCGCTATTACCTGAAAAAAATGGGAGTTCCAGAAAAAGCGGCAAAGTTGGTCAGGGTTGTTGGGCAAAGCATGGAGCCAACACTCCATGATGGTGATGTGGTGGGGGTAAACACGCAAGATACGAGCATCAGGGATGGTAAAACATATGCAATTTGCCAAGCTGATTTGTTAAGGGTAAAAACGCTCATAGCCACGCCAACATCGGTAATTATCAGATCGATAAACCGCGAAGAGTATCCTGATGAAGTAATGAACAGAGAAGAATTCTACAAAAACGTAAGAATCATAGGGCGAGTGTTCTGGTCATCACATAGCTGGTAATCAGACTCCAACTGAACTTTTGCTATAAGAACACTCACGAAGAACGGCCTTTTATTGTGCTCAATACCACCGATGGTAAACCATTCGCCAAGTAGCCAATTCATAAAATGCCATTTCTAAATCCCCCGGCTCCAGTGCCGGGTTTTATTTACTTAATTACACAGTCGCATATCCTGAAGTAACACATCTATAGCTAACTTCACAGCGAGATCATCCAATTCATCATGGTGAAGCACTCGGATCATTCCCGCAATAGCATCTGCTGAAATAGCTTCCCCAGTAGCAATAACCTCAAGCAACGCCCCCCCTAGAATTTCGACTACCCGCTGGTGCAACACACCAAATTCCCCTTCGATTAACATGCAATCACCCATAACAATCAGCCTTTCCCCCTTGAAAATATCACGCGGATACCACAAAAAATAAAATATTTTTGTTATCAGTCATTTATAATGTTTTTCATAAAATGATAAATATAGTTATTGCACAACCAGATAACTTAGGTTATCTTCAATTCAACAGCAGGACGCTGGAAGCCAAACGGAACAGATTGGCCGGCTCTTTAACATTGATGGACTCTCAACCTAACCGTTGAGACCAAAATCTAAGTGGTTTTGGGGATGACGAGAATTTCAGTTGCAAGGCCGCGATCGAGAAGAAAAACACCTCGACGCGTCATACACCAAAGCCACTTAAAGGAGACCATCATGGTAACCGTAATCTGGAAAGAATCCAAAGGTACGGCAAAAAGCCGCTATAAAGCTCGCAGGGAAGAACTTATTGCAGAGCGGCGCAGTAGTGAAAGACTGACACGGAAGATTGCGCTAAAGATCTCTGGTTGCGTCAGAGCAGACAAAGCAGTATCACTCAGCAGCCTTCGCAACAAGAAGGCAGAAGAAGTCGAGCGAAAAAACAGAAGTACTTATTACAAGGATTCAAACCCATTAGGAAACAAAATACATGCAGTTCAAAAAATAAAATTGTACAGTAAACCACCGTATGGACTTATTGAGTATGCTTATGGTGAAAAAGACTATTTATGTTAATCCTAATCGCGGACAAAACAGAAAAGTATCTGACAGAAGCCTTACATCTCGAGACAGAAGGAGGATAGCGAGATGGGAAAAGAGAATAGCATATGCATTAGAAAACGGTATAACACCTGGATTTAATGCTATAGATGACGGTCCGGAATATAAGATTAATGAAGACCCAATGAACAAAGTTGACAAAGCATTAGCAACACCATTTCCTCGAGATGTTGAAAAAATTAAAGATGAAAAATATGAGGATATAATGCACAGAGTTGTTAACCACGCACACCAACGAAATCCAAATAAAAAATGGTCATAACCCACTTCGATAGATTTTATTGTTTGGACTAACAAAAATTACTACCGCAAGCCACGCAGTGAAACGGGTGTGACTTGTGTTGGTCGCCAGAAAATGAAATTAGGCAGCAAACCACTTATTTGAGGTGAGATATGACAAAATCATGGAGCGTACCTTTTCCTGAATCAGAAACTGAACATGATGGAATGCCTGTTTTCTGGAGATTCCAGGCGACAGTTGAAGAAGATGGGATAAAAATATTCGCACTTCAATATATAGCTTTTCATCAGACAGAGCATTATGCATGGTTGGTTCCTGCGCATTGGATTGTTAATTTTAAACCAGCACCAAATCAGTGGTTACAGGAATGGAAACAAAGGAGAAATAGATATGCAATTAAGAAAGTAGCAAAAAATGCAGAAAGATCTTTTGCATTCCCAACGAAGAAACTTGCCATTGAAAGTTTATTGCGCCGGAAGAAATACCATTTAATGAGAATCAAACAAGATTTGGCTGTTGTATCAACTCTTGTTGATGGTATGAAGAATATTGATACATCAACACCAGATATTGAATATAACTTTGGACACAACCAAGAAACAGAAAATTGGGTATTTTATTAGTACGAATAAGCACTGTGTATTCATTCCAACGAGTGAATACACGGAGCAATATCGCTCGTAACTAAACAGGAGCCGACTTGTTCTGATTATTGGAAATCTTCTTTGCCCTCCAATGTGAGGGCGATTTTTTATCTGTGAGGATATGAACAGATGTCAAACATCAAAAAATACATCATTGATTACGACTGGAAAGCATCAATAGAAATTGAAATCGACCATGACGTAATGACAGAGGAAAAACTTCACCAGATTAATAATTTCTGGTCAGACTCTGAATACCGACTCAATAAACACGGCTCTGTATTAAATGCTGTATTAATCATGCTGGCGCAACATGCTCTGCTTATAGCAATTTCAAGCGACTTAAATGCATATGGTGTTGTGTGTGAGTTCGACTGGAATGATGGAAATGGTCAGGAAGGATGGCCTCCAATGGATGGTAGCGAAGGAATAAGAATTACCGATATCGATACATCAGGAATATTTGATTCAGATGATATGACTATCAAGGCCGCCTGAGTGCGGCTTTACCGCATACCAATAACGCTTCACTCGAGGCGTTTTTCGTTATGTATAAATAAGGAGCACATCATGCAATATGCCATTGCAGGGTGGCCTGTTGCTGGCTGCCCTTCCGAATCTTTACTTGAACGAATCACCCGTAAATTACGTGACGGATGGAAACGCCTTATCGACATACTTAATCAGCCAGGAGTCCCAAAGAATGGATCAAACACTTATGGCTATCCAGACTAAATTCACTATCGCCACTTTTATTGGCGATGAAAAGATGTTTCGTGAAGCCGTCGACGCTTATAAAAAATGGATATTAATACTGAAACTGAGATCAAGCAAAAGCATTCACTAACTCCCTTTCCTGTTTTCCTAATCAGCCCGGCATTTCGCGGGCGATATTTTCACAGCCATTTTCAGGAGTTCAGCCATGAACGCTTATTACATTCAGGATCGTCTTGAGGCTCAGAGCTGGGCGCGTCACTACCAGCAGATCGCCCGTGAAGAGAAAGAGGCAGAACTGGCAGACGACATGGAAAAAGGCCTGCCCCAGCACCTGTTTGAATCGCTATGCATCGATCATTTGCAACGCCACGGGGCCAGCAAAAAAGCCATTACCCGTGCGTTTGATGACGATGTTGAGTTTCAGGAGCGCATGGCAGAACACATCCGGTACATGGTTGAAACCATTGCTCACCACCAGGTTGATATTGATTCAGAGGTATAAAACGGATGAGTACAGCACTCGCAACGCTGGCTGGGAAGCTGGCTGAACGTGTCGGCATGGATTCTGTCGACCCACAGGAACTGATCACCACTCTTCGCCAGACGGCATTTAAAGGTGATGCCAGCGATGCGCAGTTCATCGCATTGTTGATCGTCGCCAACCAGTACGGCCTTAATCCGTGGACGAAAGAAATTTACGCCTTCCCTGATAAGCAGAACGGCATCGTTCCGGTGGTGGGCGTTGATGGCTGGTCCCGCATCATCAATGAAAACCAGCAGTTTGATGGCATGGACTTTGAGCAGGACAATGAATCATGTACATGCCGGATTTACCGCAAGGACCGTAATCATCCGATCTGCGTTACCGAGTGGATGGATGAATGCCGCCGCGAACCATTCAAAACCCGCGAAGGCAGAGAAATCACCGGACCGTGGCAGTCGCATCCCAAACGGATGTTACGTCATAAAGCCATGATTCAGTGTGCCCGTCTGGCCTTCGGATTTGCTGGTATCTATGACAAGGATGAAGCCGAGCGCATTGTCGAAAATACCGCATACACTGCAGAACGTCAGCCGGAACGCGACATCACTCCGGTTAACGATGAAACCATGCAGGAGATTAACACTCTGCTGATTGCCCTGGACAAAACATGGGATGACGACTTATTGCCGCTCTGTTCCCAGATATTTCGCCGCGACATTCGCGCATCGTCAGAACTGACACAGGCCGAAGCAGTGAAAGCTCTTGGATTCCTGAAACAAAAAGCCTCTGAACAGAAGGTGGCTGCATGACACCGGACATTATCCTGCAGCGTACCGGGATCGACGTGAGAGCTGTCGAACAGGGGGATGATGCGTGGCACAAATTACGGCTCGGCGTCATCACCGCTTCAGAAGTTCACAACGTGATAGCAAAACCCCGCTCAGGAAAAAAGTGGCCTGACATGAAAATGTCCTACTTCCACACCCTGCTGGCTGAGGTTTGCACCGGTGCGGCTCCGGAAGTTAACGCTAAGGCGCTGGCCTGGGGAAAACAGTACGAGAACGACGCCAGAACCCTCTTTGAGTTCACTTCCGGCGTTAATGTTACTGAATCCCCGATCATCTATCGCGACGAAAGTATGCGCACCGCCTGCTCTCCCGATGGTTTATGCAGTGACGGCAACGGCCTTGAATTGAAATGCCCGTTTACCTCCCGGGATTTCATGAAATTCCGGCTCGGTGGTTTCGAGGCCATAAAGTCGGCTTACATGGCCCAGGTGCAGTACAGCATGTGGGTGACGCGAAAAGATGCCTGGTACTTTGCCAACTATGACCCACGAATGAAGCGTGAAGGCCTGCATTATGTCGTGGTTGAGCGGGATGAAAATTACATGGCGAGTTTTGACGAGATGGTGCCGGAGTTCATCGAAAAAATGGACGAGGCACTGGCTGAAATTGGTTTTGTATTTGGGGAGCAATGGCGATGAAGCATCCTCACGATAATATCCGCGTAGGCACGATCACTTTCGTCTACTCCGTTACAAAGCGAGGCTGGGTATTTCCCGGCCTTTCTGTTATCCAAAATCCACTGAAAGCCCAGCGGCTGGCTGAGGAGATAAATAATAAACGAGGGGCTGTATGCACAAAGCATCTCCTGTTGAGTTAAGAACGAGCATTGAGATGGCACATAGCCTTGCTCAAATTGGAGTCAGGTTTGTGCCAATACCAGTAGAAACAGACGAAGAATTTCATACGTTAGCCGCATCCCTTTCACAAAAGCTGGAAATGATGGTGGCGAAAGCAGAAGCAGATGAGAGAGACCAGGTATGACAACCACTGAATGCATTCTTCTGGCAGCGGGCTTTATATTCTGTGTGCTTATGCTTGCCGACATGGGACTTGTTCAATGACACCTCAGCAGGAAAACGCCCTTCGCAGCATTGCCCGTCAGGCTAATTCTGAAATCAAAAAAGCCAGACAGCAGTTTCCGGATAAAAACGTCGATGACATTTGCCGTAGCGTACTGAAGAAGCACCGCGAAACGGTAACGCTGATGGGATTCACACCGACTCACTTAAGTCTGGCAATCGGTATGTTAAACGGCGTCTTTAAGGAACGGTGAACATGAAAAGCAAAATCATCAGGGAGCTACAGGCTCCTTTTTTATTATTCGCATTCACCCTCAAGCGTATTAACCAACAATTCAGGGATTAATGAAAGATGGCAGATATCATTGATTCAGCATCAGAAATTGAAGAATTACAGCGCAACACAGCAATAAAAATGCGTCGCCTGAACTACCAGACTGTATCCGCAACTCATTGTTGTGAGTGTGGCGATCCGATAGATGAACGGCGACGCCTGGCTGTTCGTGGATGCAGAGCTTGCGCCAGTTGCCAGCAGGATATTGAACTTATCAACAAACAGAGAGGTGTGAAGTGAACATCAACACCACGATAACGATCGATACAGCCCTGAACACCGGCCTAGCGCTCCTTGGTTATTTCTACATCATGTTCTGCAGCGGACGATGGCTGTCACTGTTGTTCATGAAAAAATGGAATAAACGCCGTAAGCAGGAGCAACGCCAAAAGGCAATAGATGCATTTTTCGAAGCCTTCGGTATTGACGGCATGGAACCAGGGGATCCAGCTCGCGCAATTAGCAGAGGGGGCGTAGTAATCCTTGTATACCGGAGTGAAGAGAAAAATGAGCAAGATTGACTATCAGGCACTGCGTGAAAAGGCAGAGAAAGCAACTAAAGGAAGCTACATCGTAGGGCATACATCTGTTAACCAGCACGGCAATTTAACAGGAGTTTTTGTTTGCCAAAAATGGAAAGGAGAACCCGGTGGCGTGATTGCGGAATGTCATGTTAACTGCCTGATTGAATCAGATGCTCATGCTTATGCAAACGCTGAATTCATAGCAGAGGCTAACCCGGCTACCGTGCTGGCACTGCTGGATGAACAGGAAAGAAACCAGCAATACATCAAACGCCGCGACCAGGAGAACGAGGATATTGCGCTAACGGTAGGGAAGCTGCGCGTTGAGCTTGAGGCAGCAGAGAACAACCTTATTGATAGTGAATGCCATGTTGCTGAACTGGAAGAAGCTCTACGCGATAAGCAGGCGTTACTTGAAGCCTCAGAAAAGCGCAACGCAAAATTACAAAGCGAGAATGCATACATCCGCAACCGGTACAAAGAACTGGACCTGTTAATCGGGAAAAACATTCTGGTCATGCAGGCTGCCATTATCGAATGGCAATCGACTGGCGACGCTAAAAGCGGACTGGCATGGATTTATAACACACTGTTTGGCCCAGGCGAATTGCCGGACGAATCTGAGCAAGATGCTCAGGCCTACTTTAATCGCAAATATGCACCGATTGACGAAAAGCTTATGGCGCTTCACAAGTGGTTTTGGGAACAAAGTGAAGCCGAGCGCGCCGCTGGCATTCGCATCAAAGGAGAGTGAGATGAACGGACAAATCTCAATTGTTCGACCGGGAGCATGTGGCGATTGCGAAATACGAATGATTATTCGTCTGGCGATGGGGAAAACAATAACTGCTCTCATTACTCCAGAAAATCTCGCATTAGCATTAACAGGAAAGTCAGACATGCCAGTAGAGCTAAAGCTGCGAAATGTTGAGATTAAGGTGAAATAGCTATGACCACTATTACCAAAGATCGACTGCTGACAATCCAGCATTGGCGCGAAACATACGGACCGGGTAGCAACGTTGTGCTTCCAGCAGAAGAAGCGGAAGAGCTGGCACGGATTGCGCTGGCATCACTGGCAGCAGTATCGGATGAACGAGCAGCCTATGAATTATTTATGGAGAAGCGTTTCGGAGAATCTGTAGATCGCCGCAGAGCAAAAAATGGCGATAGAGAATACATGGCATGGGATATGGCGCTTGGCTGGATTATCTGGTGTCACCGCGCCGCCATGCTTCAGGCCGGAAACTTTCGGGAAAATAAGAATTCGTCAACCAACAATTTTCGGGAAATCTCGGAAACGTCAACCAACTCTCCGGTAACTCCGGATAGTTGGATAAGCTGTAGTGAGCGAATGCCTGAAAAGGGCCAGAACGTGCTTATTTCGGTGAATTTCGATAGCTCTCTGGTTGAACCGCTAATATGCTCCGCACGCTATACCGGAAGCACCTTTCGGCGTGGGCAGATAACGGTTGCGCCTGGTAATGGTATTGAACAGGCCACACACTGGATGCCGCTACCGGAACCGCCGCAGGAGGTTAACCGTGGCTAACCTGCAACTTGCCAGAAGTGGAATACGATTTGTTCCAATCCCGATTACAGCAGATGCAGAACTTCATCTGTTTGGTGAAATTCTTTCCCGAAAGCTGGATGAACTGGAAAAGCTGGTAGAAGAAGCTGACACCTCACCAACCGTATAACAGCCCCACCGACATTAAAATATCAGGAGAAAAAAATGAACGCAGTGCTCACAGAATTGAACAAATTAGGAAAAGCATCAGCCGAAAGTATTTCTAAAGGTCTCAATATTGATTTGAATGACGTTATTGACACTCTATGGAAGTTAAAAAACCAGGGGGTAGTAACTGTAAAAAATGGCATCTGGCAGGCAGTTGCAAGGGAAGTGGACAAAAAACCAAATATCGCCTCAGTGAACCGCCCCGGGTTT